CCGCCGCCCGCGCGGCCAGGGTCCGCGCCGCCGTGCCGCCAGTGGCGGTGACTGTCGTAGCGGAGGCGTCGCCGCCGGAAGCCGGGACCGCGCCGTTGGCAGTGGCAGCAACCGACGCTAATGTCTGCGGAAGCCCTGCCGTTGGCGTGACAAGTTCCGCGCTCAGGTCGGCACCAGCAAGCGATATCGGCATGTAGCCGAGCGCAGCAGTGATGTCCTGCGCATTGAGCTGACGTTGGATTTGAGTGCCGGACATGATTTCTGTTACCCCAAGGTGCGCGAGCACATCGCCGCCAGCCATTGGCGGACGGATCGGAGGTCGTTGGCGGCTACGCGATCGTCGCGGTTGCCGGCGGCAGCGTTGTGAGCGTGCCGTTCTGGACTTTCGCAACAGCCGCAACGAATGACGCGACGGCAGCGGCGAATGCTTTGAACTCGGCGACGCTCGGGAACATGTGGACGGTTCCGCTCATGTCAGGCCACGCGACGGTCGCGCCACCATCGGCGAATGTGCCGTTGAGCAGGATCGCGATTGTCTCGGCCTGCACGTGGCTTTGCGTGGCGGGATCGCACGCGTATGTGCCGTTGAGAGCGGGCGTGGATGTGCTGGTGACGGTCAGACCGCTTGAGAGGAGCGCTGCGGCCTGCTGCGCGAGCGTCGGCGCGGGGACGGGGCATGAGGCCCCTGGTTACTGCAGGTTCGCATTGAAGATGTAACCATAGATGTTGTTCCCGCTCGTGTCCTGCAGTGCCATCTGAAGGAGCAGCAGCATCCGCGCCCCTGGCGCTAGGGTAGTCCCTGTGATGGTGAAGTTCAGCCACCCAGAGGACGTCGAAATGGATTGCGGAACTGTCGCGATCAGATTGCTTGAGAGCGCCCCGCCCGGAGACGCTGGTGTATAGGCGCTGGCCTTCAGCGTGTGCGCCCCGATTGTGCCGCTGCCCAGCACATAGTAACACCATACCATGACGGTGATATTTGAGCCTGCAACATAGGTTGGCGGGAGAACAAACTCCCATCCGACCGTATCGGTGATAGTGCTGTTATTTGCATTTTCCGACACTAGGCGATTTACTGTCCCGGAGCCCCAGGACAACGCAAACGCGCCGGCCGAAGTAGCATTTGTAATAGCGGTCCCGTTCGCGTTCTTGGCGTCCGCCAAAGGAAGTTGCGTCTGCTTAATGAGACCGTCTGCTGAGTATGTAGCGCCAGTCAGCATGAACGAAGAACTGGCGCTCGCTGAGGGGAGCGTGTCGTCTGCCACCCACGTGGAGCCGAGATTGGCGTGTCCGCAGTTGCCAAAGCCATTGTTACCGGAAATCACAACGGGATAAGTGCCAGTGTAAGTTGCGGCATAAGCCGAACCTCCGCTGATCGTATTCCCCTTGATCGCGGAGTTCGTCCCCTCAAGTGTGATAACTCCAAGGTTTCCGGAATTCGTCGCTGGACCAATGATGGTATTACCAGACACAATCACGGAATCCGGAGTCCCACCGTTATCCGGATACGAAGCGATTGCCTGGATGCCGGATGTTGGCCCGATGAACCTGTTGTTGGTTACGCTAACGCCCTGGATGGAACCGCGCGGAACCACCCACGTGTTTTCAAGGATATTTTCGTCAATGCTGACGTTCTGGACGGTCGTCCCCGCCGTGAGCGGAGCCGTGAGGATGGTGCATGCCGCTGTCGCGGTGCAGATGAGAGTGTTATGCGAGAGGTCAAAGCCGTTCGCGACCAATCCCGTGGACGATCCGGTGGTTGCTTCCGGGTTGAAGTTCACGAATTGCGCCAAGGAATTCGTGATGAAGTGGTTGTTTACGACTCTTGCGTTACTCGCGCCCCACCAATGGTCGGCCGTCGCGTTCGTGAACCCGGAAGCGAAGTTCCCGTCCACAAGAGTGTCATTGCAGCCGACGAATGCTACGAAGTCGCCAACCCCCCCGGTCGGGTTGGCCCCGTAGCCGACGCTATGCAGCACCTCTGCGTGCCACATGAAATTGAACTCGATCGCGTGCGTAGCGCCACCGTCCCCGGAGAAAAGCCGGTAGTCGATTGTCCCGCCTTCGATGGTGATGTCGGTGTCGGTCTGAAAAAGGATGGGCGCCCCCGAAGCGACGGTCACGGCAGCCGAAAGTGTTACCGTCGTACTGCCAACGGCAGTGACGGTTGTGCCGAAGGGGATTCCGGCTGCCACAACTTGCTGCCCGACCGCCGCGCCCGTCGTGGACGTGAAGGTCAAGGTGTTGGAATTGGTAGTCGCGGCCGACGTGTTGAGTTGGTTCGAGCCGTTATGCAGGTTTTTGAAAGTGGCACCCGCGGTCGGCAGGATCGTGGCGCCCTTCGCGATGACGTGCGTGTGCGAAGAAAGCAGGATCGGGCTCGATGTCATGAAAGAGTATCCGGACGGGAACAGAAGCGTGCAGCCACCCGCCGGGCACGCCGTTGCCGCCGCCTGGATCGCCGCCGTGTCGTCCGTCGTGCCGTTGCCGGTCGCGCCATAGTCCAGCACATTGATGACATCCGCCGCCCGCGCGGCCAGGGTCCGCGCCGCCGTGCCGCCAGTGGCGGTGACTGTCGTAGCGGAGGCGTCGCCGCCGGAAGCCGGGAGCGCCGCATTGGCCGTCGCCGCCACGGTGGCGACGCTTGCCTGCGAGCCCGCGCCCCCGTTTGTCGGCGTGACGACGGCGGCGGACACGTCGGTGCCGCTGAGCGAACCGCCGCTCAGTGTCCCGCCGGAGGCCGGGAGCGCCGCATTGGCGGTCGCGAGAGCGGCCTCAGCAATGCTGGTGACGCCCGGGAGGATGCTTAATGCGTCTGCGGCTTGCAAGAGGGCGTTATTGGCCGTCGCCGCCACGGTGGCGACGCTTGCCTGCGAGCCCGCGCCCCCGTTTGTCGGCGTGACGACGGCGGCGGACACGTCGGTGCCGCTGAGCGAACCGCCGCTCAGTGTCCCGCCGGAGGCCGGGAGCGCCGCATTGGCCGTGGTTTGCGTGGCCGCCAGAACGCCGCCGTCGCCCACGGTGCCCGTCGTAGTGCCGATCATCGTCGCGGCGATCTGTGCCGCAGTCGGAGTGCCTGTCAGCCCGGCAACACTCTGCACTGCGCCCGAAGCGGAGAGCGTGCCGTCGCCCGCGATGCTGACATTTGCGCCCTGCTTGACGCCGCCAAGCACGGAAGATGTGGCCGCAGGAACGCTCAGGATGCCGCTGGACAGCACCAAGCCGGTTCCGGGGGTGATTGCCTGCGCCAGCCCGGCGGTGCCGCTGGTGCCAAGCAGCGCGCCTGCGGTGGCGGGGAGGGCGGACTGGATTGCGGCGATGCGCGCGGCGGTCTCTGCTGTCAGCGCGCCGCCATCGGCTACTGTGCCGGCCGTGGTCCCGACATTGAGCGTCGCCGCACCACCCAGATTGAGGCTGGCGCGGGCTTGCGCTTGAGCGGCCGATCCCTGCTGTGCAATCTCGCCGAGCCCCCGCTGGATCAGCAGTGGGCCAGCGGTCGGTGCCTGGGCAAGTGCGAGCGTCGGCCACAACGCGGCCAGGATAAGCGCGAGTCTTTTCATGATGATGTCCGGAAAGGAGCTACAGAGTCAGCCGGCGTACCATTGTGTCTGCGGCGATTGCGTCGTGAAGGAAATCCGGCTGCCGTCCGCGCCGACGATGAACGGCACATTGACCCCGAGGTCCTCGATCTGCGCACCCGCCGGCGGATAGATCGGTGCCGCATCGGCGGGGTCCCTGTTCTGCACGATGACTGTTCCGCTCGCGAACCCCACCGCAGGCAGGATGAATCCCGATCCGCTCGGCACGCTGGCGATGATGTTGGTCTGCGCCAGCAATGGAAGCGCGGTTGCCTGATTTGTCCCCGTTCCAACCAGTCCCGTGGCGACGCTGGTAGATCCAAACACCGGAACCCCCGTGCAAAACGTTATCGGCATGCCAAAACCGGGATTGGGCGGCGGCGGGCAAAGCTCCGAAGGGCGGCCGACAGTGAGCCCGAAGTGCCAGGTCCAGACGCGGCCGGACGCCCCCATTGCCGTGACGGCAATCCTGTAGACCCGCCCTGCAACACCGCCGCCGAACTGCGCCGTGATGACGCTGCCGTTGACGGCGAGATCGAGTGCCGCGAGCTCGCCCGATCCGCTCGGCGCGATGGCGAGCGAGATTGCGGCGAGGATGTCCCCGACATCGGCGAGTAGTGCCGTGACGTCGATCGAGTAGTCGAGATCGCATCCCGGCTGGGCTGGGGGGAAGATGCCGTCAAGGCGCTTCCATAGCGGCCTGCTGACCGGCAGCACGATGGTGCGGGCCATTGAAGCGGTCATCAGATCGCCGCCACCTGTTCCGGCCATGTCGGTGTGCCGCCGCCTTGCAGAACCGCAGCCTGGACGCTGAGGGCGTAGACGAGATCCCGCGATGCCCGGTACAGCGCCACGATCTGCGGTCCGGCGAGCGAGTGGGCATCGCCGGCGAGATCAGCGACCGGCAATGTGCCGCCGCCACCCGGCAGCCCGAGACCCGCCGCGAAGTCGCGCGCCAGGATGCCGACTTGCTCCACCACGGGGGGAGCAAGGGAGTAGACGGCGGAGGCGGCGGGACAGGACCGGCAGGTGATGGTGATGCCGGCCATGGCGCGGCTGGCGAACGCCGCGGCGGCCTGCTGGATGGGCGTGGGGCCTGATGGCAGCGGAGCCGGAACCGTCTCGCGCGCCACCAGGGCGCCGTCCTGGACGGCCCAGCCGCCGGGTTTCGCCATGTGGCTGTCCCATTGCTCCGGCGTGACCTCGATCAGGTCGGCCGGCTGCGGCAGGTCGGGATAGCTCAGCGCATCGGTATCGTACCAGCCCGTCACGGGTGCCGGTTGCGCGGCGGCATGGTCGAAGCGTGCATAGAGGGACATCCTCTACCACCCTATCGCGAGGAAGGATTGCGTGATCGATCCGCCCGTCCATCCGCTGCCGGTCCACGATTCGGCCCATCCCTGATAGCCGCTGACCGTTGGATTCGACGCGCCGTGCACCGTCGGGGTGCCTGATCCCCACGAACCCGCCGCCGCCTCTTCGCAGACGAGTACCTGAAAGCAGCCGTGCGGGAACGTGACCGGGAACGTCACGCTGCTCGGTGCGCCGATATTATTGCAGCCCCACTGGATGATCAGACCCGACGGCAGGTACTGCACGCCGGACACGCCAACACTCGCCGGGCCGGTCGTGACACCGAACTGCCCGAGGTTCACGGCTTGGCTGGACTGCGTCGCCGCCGCGACGGCGAACTGATAGTTCGCGTTGCCAGTCAGCGCCGCCTTGTTGGCATAGAGCCATGCCGTGCGGTTCGCGAGGGCCTGCGCTGCCGCGTTGTCGACACCGATGCCGCCGTGCGAGGCGCCCGTCGCCTGCCCTTCGACGAGGTCGGTCTGCAGGATGCCGGGGACCGAGTTGGGCGTGTAGCTGGCGCTGTCGATTAGGGTGCCGCTCATCGGGTCTGCCTCAGTACGTGATCGTGTAGCTGCCCGCGTACGTGGCGGTGCCATTGAAGGTGAATGCCGGGGTCAGGGCATGGGTCCAAATCGGCACCGGCGCCGTGTGGAGCGCGACACAGGTCCAGACCGTGCCGGTGCCGTCCGTCACGGTACCGCCGACGGTCGTTGGCCAGGTCGGATGCGCGGATCCGGTGGTGCCGGCTGTCGTGCAGCACTGCACGTTGCCGTTGCTGTCCTTGATGATGGTGCCGACCGCCACGGCAGTGCTCGCCGACCACGCCGCCGTCACGACCCCGATGGAGATCGGGGTTCCGGTCGCGCCGGTATTCCCGAACAGGCCAAGTTCATTGACCGTTATGCCGGGTACCGCGCCGTAGTCGGTCGGCGTGATGGCGTAGCTGAACGTCACCGATCCGGCCGAAGGATAGGTGTGACCGGTGACAGCGTTGTAGTACTGCGCCGATCCGCTCAGCGCGGTGTCGCCCACGGCCGGTGTCGTGGTGCCGGATCCGAAGCCCATCAGGCTGACCGGCTGGCCGGTGACATCGCCGCCGGTGAGATGGGCCGCAGCAACCAGCGCCGCGTTCACGATGAGGTTGTGGCGGGCACAGATCAGCTTTCCATTCCGGTAGAGACGGAAGGACCCACGCATCTGTTCTTGCTCCTGTCGGGCTATGCGGTCGGCGTGCCGTTGATGGTGAAGCCGGAGTCCACGATCGCGGGCTGCGTGCCGCCGTGGGTCAGTCCGGTGTGGTAGAAGTGCGCGTTGTGGTACGGCGTCGTCTTCTTGACGTCGGTGATGGCCTGGATCGGCGCCGTGAAGGTGTCGGTGATCGGGATCGGACTATCGACGCCCGGGGCGCTGAAGGAATCCGCCAGCACGATCGCAGGATCGGAAAATGTATCAGTGAACTGCAGGGCATCGAGCCAGCAGCGTTCCGGCTTGAAGAACTTGATGGCACCGATCGCCTGCGCCTGGACGGAGGCCGGGATCGCTGCACCGCCACGCGGCATCACGACACGGAACACGGCCCAGCCCTCGTTGTCCGGCCAGGTGGAGCCTCCCCAACTGTCCTGGCCTTCGAGGATCTCGGCGCCGGAGAACCCCAGGCTCGCCATGATCGTGGTGATGGCGGCGGGTGTCCCCATCTTGGCATGCAGGCCGATCGCCTGCTGGATCAGCGTCCGCTGATCGCTGGTGCTGGCCAGCAGCGCCCACCACGGCGACGTCATATCGAACTGCCAGGCCAAGAACGGCAGGACCGCGGCCGGCACATTCTTGATCACGTAGACCAGGATCTGCGTCAGATCGATGCCGGCAAGCCGTGCCCCGATCTGAAGATGCGCCTGGGTCCGGACATCGTTGATGCTGCTCGGCGGGGTCAGGGTGCCGCTCATCTCGCGTGCCGCGCCTAGCCGTACTGCTTTTTGGTGCCGGTGACGAAGGTCAGGTTGATGGCGGTGCAGTTGCACCACTCGCCGTCGGCGAGCACGATCCTGCCGTCAGATCCGACGGTCGTTCCGCCCAACAGGCCGCCCGGGCCGACGGTATAGCTGACCACCCCGGAGACCGGAGAGACCGCCGTCAAGACGGTCCCGGCCGGAAGGTTCTGGGCTGCCCCGTTGGTCTGGGCGGTTATGGTAATCGTGGCGGTTTCCGATTCCTGGAATGAGATACTTCCCGTGCTGGAGCCGCCGGAGCTTAGATTATACAGATTTCCGCTGGCATCCTTCAGAACGGTGCTGAGCGGAAGGGATGTCATGATCGCCGCGACGACGATGAGACTTCCCGTTGCGGTGGTATGGGTCACAATGTTGATCGGGGCCACCTCATAGACGCCCGGGACCGACAGCGCAGTGCTCCATTCCGAGGGGACGAGATCGTTCGAGATCGAGCTGGCGAGATCAAGGGCAAGCTGTACCGCGGCAGCCTGAGCGCTTGCCTGCGCAGTGGAGGACGCATCGGCGAACAGCGTCACGGTGGCGGTGACGGTATAGTCGATCTCCGTCACGGCGTACGCCGCCACGGTGTCGCAGAGCGGCCTGACGGTGGTGGGTGCGCATGCCGCCAGCACTTCGGCCAGCACGGCCGGGGATGCGATCGCGATGCTGTTCGGAGCAGCGGCGGGCTGCTGGAGAACCGGGCCGGTCAGGACATAGATCGCGATCTGCCCGGGCGCCGGCGTTATCACGTTGGCGTCGATGATCGTTGAATCTGCCGACGCCGCGAAGAACCGGTAGGCGCCCTCGGGGCCGGCCGAACTGTACTTGTTCGGGGACTGCTGGATCCTGGCCCGGTAGTGATCGTCGGTTTCCGGATCGGACCCGTCCGATGTTGTTGTCGTGTTGGTGATGCCCGCCAGCAGGCTGTTGCCGCCGATGATGACGCTGACCTGGCCGGGCAGATAGCCGTTCGCGGTTGATCCAGCAGTCTGGGCCGAAGCCGCGACGGTCAGGACGGTGGTCCCGGCCGGGAACGTGAGAGCCGCCGAGGTCAGGAAGACCTGCGCGCCGTCGGTCGTTCCGACCTGGCTGTTGGCCGGCAGCGTGTAGGGAACCGTCAGGGCGTTCGCCAGCGTGGCCTGGAGCGTCGTGGTGGACGGCTGGGCCG